CGTTGCAGATTTAAGCGGACACCTTGGCAATTTCTTTAAAGCGCATGAGCAGTTAGAGAAGCACGTACACGAAGAAGAGTTGAAGGTTAAGAAGTCGCGTGACCCTGAGTTGTCTGTGAATCAAGAAGCGTTTAACAGGGTCATGGCAGTAAAGGAAATGAATAGGTTAGAAACTGAGTTACGCGAAACGCTCGTGTACCAAGCGCCAAAGGAATTAGGCGCGATCTGGTCAGAGTTTGAAGCAATGCGTGATAGGGTGAAAGCGGAACGTGCAGAGGTGCAACGTCAAGAACTACTAAAGCAGCAGGTGGCTCAATGGCGACGGGCAAATATAAAAAGAAAAATCGCGGAGCAAATGACGTTAATACTCGCGGTGCTATTCATAATTTTGTGGTTCCTATGGGTAATGATTCTGATCCGAACGAGTCACACGTTTCGTGGGCAATTTTCTTCGCCGTCATTGTGGTGTGTCTTGTGTTAGTGGTCTGCATTCCTGCGTTGGCAATTATGTACGGTGACATGTCAAATGCTACTGCTATGGCGATGGAAGAGACAAAGAAGATGCGTGAGTTACGCGCAAAGATTATGTTAGAGAGGCAGGGGGAATAATGCTGACACTACTTTCAACGCTTGTTAGTTTCTTGATGGGTGGTCTGCCCAAGATACTAGATTTATTCCAAGACCGTGCCGATAAATCGCACGAGTTAAAACTAGCTCAGATGCAGACAGAGCGCGAACTACAACTAGCCGCCGCAGGCTACGTAGCACAACAACAGATTGAAGCAATTAAGCTTGACGAGATACGGACGCAAACCGCGTCGGACGAGAAAATATCTCTTGTGGATGCGCAAAAAGCTGAGATGAACGCAATTTACGCCCACGATACAAGCTTAAACGAAGGTACAAGCCAGTGGATGAAAGACCTACGCGCATCTGTGCGCCCTGTAATTACTTACGGTTTCTTCTTCTTGCTGGTAGCTATTGACGGCGTGTTGGCTTACAAGGGACTTACAACTGGCACAGACTTTAACGCGTTGGCTGACCAGCTTTGGGATAACGAGACTCAGGCGTTGTTTGCCAGCATCATAGCGTTTCATTTTGGCGGTAGGGCGTTTGGGAAATGATAAGCCCCAAGGCTTTGAAGATGATTGCCCACCACGAGGGGGTAAGGACTAAACCTTACCGTTGCCCTGCACGGCTCTGGACGGTGGGCGTGGGGCATGTGATTGATCCAAACCATGCAAGAGTGCCATTTGAAGAGCGCAACAATCTAGCCATCCCAGAAGGCTGGAACCGCACATTTACAATGGAAGAAGTAGATGCCATACTTGCAAAAGACCTTGAGAGGTTTGAGCGCGGAGTTCTTAAATATTGTCCTAATGCTGGTAGCCGCCAAGCTTGGTTGGATAGTCTGGTCAGTTTTTCCTTCAATCTAGGCTTAGGAACTCTGCAACGCAGCACACTGCGGCAGAAGCATAACCGGGGCGACTATGCAGGAGCCGCCGACGAACTTTTAAAGTATTGCAAAGCCGGTGGCAAAGTCTTAAGAGGGCTTGAGAACCGCCGCAAAGATGAACGCGCTTTGTACTTAGGTGGATAAATGCCATTACAGAAACTACAGCTACGTCCGGGTGTTAATAGGGAATCGACTACCCTTGCCAACGAGGGCGGCTGGTTCGAGTGCGACAAGATTAGGTTTCGTTCTGGCTACCCACAGAAGATAGGTGGCTGGACACCTTTATCTAGCAATACGTACTTAGGCGTAGCGCGTTCGCTCTGGAACTGGGTGACCCTGCGCGGGTATAACCTCCTAGGCGTAGGCACTAACCTCAAGTATTACGTTGAGAGCGGCGGTGTATACAACGACATCACACCTATCCGTGTCACTACAACGCTGCCTAACAACCCATTCACTACACAAAACACGTTCCCTACGGTGACGGTCAACGCGCCGGGGCACGGTGCTAGGAATGGCGACTACGTAACTTTCTCTGGTGCTACAACCGTTGCGGGGTTAAACCTGAACAACGAGTATGTAATTAATTACATAGACTCCAATAGCTACAGCATCACAGCGTCTGGTAATGCGTCGTCTTCTACTACAGGCGGTGGCGCTTCGGTATCTGCTGCGTACCAACTAAACACTGGCGAGTCTACGATTACATATCAGACCGGTTGGGGTGCGGGTCTATACGCTGGATACGTCAGCGGTACAGCAACTAATTTACTTAACGGCACAATCAACTCTTCTGCTACAACCGTAGTGGTTAACTCTACTACTGGGTTTGCTGCTTCCGGCACTCTCTTAATTGACAGTGAGCTTATTACTTACGCCGCTAAAACATCTACAGACTTTACAGGTTGTACTCGCGGGGCTAACGGCACAACGGCTGCAAGTCATACGACAGGGGCTACAGTCACCGACGCTACTACTTTTACAGGTTGGGGGCAGTCGGTATCAACAACTGCGTATACACAGATTCGCCTATGGTCTGAAGCTAACTTTGGTGAGTACTTGTTAATTAACCCGTCTAACGGGGCCATATATCTGTGGATACCTAACTATAACGCCAGCGGCAACTTAACTTTTACTAACCGTGCTGAATTGCTTTCGTCTAGTAGCGCCGGTGTATACGACACGGATGTAGACTGCCCAAGCGTAGCAGCGTTTATTACTGTGTCTGACGCTTCGCGGTTTGTGATCGCCTTTGGGTGCAACGGGTACACCACTGACCCTAACCCTACGCAACAAGACCCGATGCTGATTCGTTGGTCAGATCAAGAAAGCTATCAAATATGGACTCCTGCGGCTACTAATCAAGCAGGTAGTTATCGTCTTAGCTCGGGTTCGTACATCGTTGCGCAACAACAGACACGCCAAGAGATTCTGGTTTGGACAGATGCCGCGTTGTACTCCATGCAGTATTTAGGGCCACCGTACGTATGGGGCTTTAACATCCTTGCGGACAACATCTCTATCATTAGCCCTAACGCTGTGGCTACTGCAAACAACATTACCTATTGGATGGGGCTAGATAAGTTCTACGCTTATTCTGGTCGTGTTGAGACGCTACCCTGCGCCCTACGTCAGTATGTGTTTGGTGATATTAATACGACACAAAGCTCGCAGTTCTTTGCAGGCACTAACGAGGGTTATAGCGAGGTCTGGTGGTACTACTGCTCAGCTAACTCGACTGTGGTTGACCGCTACGTCATATATAACTACCTTGACCAAGTCTGGTACTACGGCACATTAGGGCGCACAGCATGGCTAGATAGCCCACTGCGTTCATTCCCGATGGCTGCGACCTACAGCAATAACATTGTGTTCCATGAGAACGGTGTGGACGACATCACTACAACGGGCAACATTCTGCCCATTACATCGTACATACAGTCGTCAGACTTTGACATTGGTGACGGACACAACTACGGCTTTGTGTGGAGGATGATCCCTGACATTACGTTCGATGGGTCTACTACACCTGCACCTAACACTCCGCAAGTGACATTTACTGTGCGTCCACGCTATAACCCCGGTGCGGCATACGGCACGGCAGATACTCCTACGGTTGCGTCCGATCAGTCTTATGCTAACCAGCGTAACTACACGGTGCAGGAGTTTACTGAGATTGTGTACACAAGGATTCGCGGGCGTCAGATGGCCTTCAAGGTAAGTTCAGACACGGTGGGTACGCAGTGGCAGTTGGGTGTACCTAGGATAGACATAAGACCGGATGGACGCAGATGACAACTAACGTCGTTGTTACAGAGTCTAACAGCCTTACTAGGACTAAAGCCCCATCACTGCCTATTGCTCCGTCGGTGTATAGCCGTCAGTACGGCGACCAGCTTAATAACGTGCTGCGTCTGTACTTTAGCCAGCTAGATAACTTTGTAGGTCAGTTTGCGTTAGGCGCGGTCTATATTGTGGCTGACTTGCCCCCTGCTGCGGCAATTAGCGTAGGTGCAAGAGCTTTCGTGACTGACTCGTCTGTAACTACATTTAATACAGTCGTAGCTGGTGGCGGGGCTAACGGGGTTCCTGTGTTCTTTGATGGCACTGATTGGAGAGTTGGTTGACCCCCCAAGATCGTGCTTTATTGATGGTGTATACGTCTGTAAAGCATCGCTTGACAATCGGGTTGGTTGAGTACTTAGAAGCAGTAAAAGATTGGGAAGTAATACCTTTGACCGAATCAGGGCGCGTAATAGGCGGGGTACTGCTAAAAGACAATGAGATTCACGTTGGGTACGGAGTTAAGCCTAAAGTATCAATTAGAGGTTACATAAGAAAAATATTAGGCGACGTAATAAGTAAACACGGCTGCGCACTGACTACGGTACAAGCCGAAAACCTAGCTGGACTGAGGTTCTGTGAACGGTTAGGATTTGTTAAATTAAGCACTTATGACGGTAGAATACTGTTACGGTGCGACAGGAGTAATTACTAATGAGAATACCTAACAAATTCAACGGTTACAGCGCGGACAATATCCGTTTGTACAACGACCCAGTGACCCTTGCTGCTGTGGCTTCACAAGCAGGCGGAATTGGTGCGGCTGGTGCCGCCCTTGGCACTACTAGTGCCGCTTTACTTCCTGCCGCCGCTGCCGCTGCTCCTGTTGCCGCCGCTGCTACCGCTGCCCCCGCTCTTGGTATTCTTCCTGAAGCTACAGGGATTCTCCCTGAAGCACTGGGTGGCGCGCAAGGGATTATGTCAGGCGCAGCGCAAGCCGCTGCACCAGCCGTGGAAGCTACTACACAAGCAGCGACAACCCAAGCAAACTTAGCAAACCAAATAAATACAGCCGCTAACCCAGCGGCTAGCGCTCCAGCGCCCGGCACTCCTTCATTACCTAATGTATCTACTACGCCATCTCCAGCAGATGCTCAAGCCGCTTCTAATTATTACAGTAACGCCCAAAATGCGGACATAGCTTCCAAAGTGGCTCCTCAATCTGGCGGCATTATGGATCAGCTTAAAAACTTTACTGATCCTTTGACTTCTGGGTTTGATAAAGCTATGAAGTACGCTACCGAAAATCCTAAGACAACTGCGGCTGGTCTGTATGCGCTATCAAAAATGACGGAGACAAAACCATCAGGCGGTGAAAAGTCTAAAGGTTCTAGTTTTAACTACAACGCGTTTAATGCTCCTTCAATGAACCCGTTGATATACGGCGCAAACGGCGGCATTATGAGTTCGTATGCTGATGGTGGCCCTGTTGAACAGATGTCCAACATGAATGCTATTGGTGGTAACGAGATGTACCCAATGGCTAATATCCCACGTCTTGAGTACGCTAACCCTGTACAGCAACGCCCTGTGTCTGAAAACATTATGACTATGGGCGGCGATGCGCCTACTGACCCATACACAGGACAGCTTAAGTTTTCTAAGGGCGGTACTACTGACGACGATAATGGAATGACTAGATTTAGAAAACAACTAGCAAAACAAGAAGCAGAACGCGAAGCGTTGGGTGAAAGTTTATATTCACACGCTAGGGCAAAAGTGGAAGATCGGGGTATTGTTAGTCGTCCATTATCTGAGTCATCTACTGACCCGTACTCAGCGTCAATAAATAGAATGAAGAAGGCGCATCAAGTTGCTGGTATTAAGATGCAAGAGATGCCTAAATTAAACATGCCTGAAAGCTTTAGTGTTACTGAAGCCGCAGGTGGCGGCATTATGCGCGGTGACTTAGGTGGTTATTCTGATGGTGGTCGTTTATTGAAAGGGCCGGGCGATGGCGTATCTGATTCTATTCCTGCTGTTATTGGCAATAAGCAGCCCGCTCGTCTTGCTGATGGCGAGTTCGTGGTGCCTGCACGCATCGTATCAGAACTGGGAAATGGATCAACAGAGGCAGGAGCAAGAAAACTCTACGCCATGATGGAGCGTATCCAGAAGGGGCGTAAGAAGTCTGTAGGTAAAGGCAAAGTAGCGGTTAACTCTAAAGCAGATAAACATCTACCCGCATAACTATGGCTTTATTCCAAGTACCAGCAAACTTGTTACCGCATATATGGCCTGTAGTTGCGCCTATGCTGCAAAAAGCAATTGATCTTGACCCTGAATTAAACACGATAGAACAAGTTGAGTTTTCAGTTCGCACAGGGCGTACGTTTTTATTAGTGTGGGATGAACCAGAAGAAGGTATAACCGGTGCGGTTACTGTAGATATTATTGACTACCCGCGTGAGCGCGTGGCGCATGTGAATTTAATGGGCGGCAAAGGAATAGTGCGAACCCATGTATTTGAAGAAGCTAAAAACTGGATGCGCTCAATGGGTGCTACTACCACACAATGTTGGGCTAAAGGAACTCTAGTCCAGATGTACGAAAAAATGGGCATGACCAACACCCATCAGGTGATGAGGGAAAAATTATGATTATCCGCAATAAATTTAACGGCTATATAAACGGTAACAATAGACTCTACCCCGGCGGTGGAGGTGGCCCTACGCAATCTACATCATACCAAACCAACATCCCTGAATACGCGCGCCCTTACGTTGAGTCTATGCTCGGCGCTACGCAGAAACAAATATTTACTGGTACAGGGTCTGGTGCTGATTTTAAACCTACAGGGTTTAATGCATATACCCCTTACGGTGCTACATACCAAAAAGATGCAACCGGCGCGCCGCTTAAAGATGCAAGCGGTAACATCATGTACACCAACACAGCGCAGCAACAAGCTCAAGCCGCTGTAGCACCTCAATCGTACGGTCAGCAAGCCGCTACATTTAACGTCAATAACTACGCAAACCCAATGCAAACTGGGTCAGCTAGTCAAATGACAGCGGACTTAGCAGGACGTTCTGCGGCAGCGGGCTATTACTCGCCTCTACGAGCCGAGCGGTTTCAGCTTGGTACGCCACAACAAGTGCGTTCAGATTCGTTTACAGCGCCGGGTGTATCTCAGGCGTACATGTCTCCGTACATGCAGAATGTAGTTAATGCCCAACAACGCGAAGCTCGTCGCGCAGGTGAAATTCAAAGAAATCAAAACCAAGCGCAAGCTGTAGGACAAGGTGCATTTGGTGGTTCACGTCAAGGTATTGTTGAAGCAGAACGTCAGCGTAACTTAGCTAATCAGCTTGGCGACATCCAAGCCCAAGGTCTACAAGGTGCGTACCAGCAAGGCATGGGGCAGTTCAACGCTGAGCAGAACGCGTACCTCCAAGCTCAACAAGCTAACCAGCAAGCCAACATGCAAACAGGTGTTCAAAACCTGCAAGCATTACAGCAAGCACAAGCCGCGCAAGAAGCCTCACGTCAGTTTGGTGCAGGGCTACAACTACAAGGTTACAACCAAGCAGGACAACTTGCGGGGCAATTAGGGCAATTAGGGCAACAACAGTATGGTCAAGAAATGGGCTTGTATCAAGCTATGGCTGATTTAGGGGCTAAAGAACAAGCTCAAAATCAAGCCGTTATTAACCAAGATATTCAGAACTTTGCTACACAACAACAGTACCCATACATGCAGCTTGGCATCATGTCCAATATGCTGCGTGGTCTGCCTATGCAAGCTGGTAATACTAGTATGTACCAAGCGCAGCCTATGGGTATTCAGCAAGCCGTGGGTATGGCTGGCGCGTTAAGTAATCTTGGTAAGAAAGAAGGCGGCGTAATTAAGATGGCTAGTGGCGGTGTTGCTTCTGGCGTTAATCGTAATGAGCTGCCGAGTATGGCTAAAAGGCTTTCTGACCCACAGCTACAACAAAAACTTTCTGACCATACTGTTATTGCCCTAA